AGAGTATATAGAGAACCGGCGTTTTATCTGTTCCACCTGTTCCAAAGCCTTGATTTTCCTGTGTTTTCAGGGATTGGACGGCGGAACGGATGTGGACAGATCAAGTTTGGCAAGTTCACCTTTGACCTGTTCCAGAACTTCAGGATATTCAGAATCAGGGTTCATGGAATATTGATCTTCGTATTCTTTCAGGGTGTTCAGATACCGGTTCCAATGGGTGGCTTTGGCCTTTGCGGTTTTCAATTCATCAATCTTGGCTTTCTGATTGGAATAGGAATCCAACAAAACCCGTTCTTTCTGACTATCAGCCGCCTTGAAGAAAGAAGCTGGAAGATCGGATGTGTAAGGGATGATCCCGGCCTTGGCCGCTTGATCCACCGTCAGGGCTATTTGCATACCATATTCATAGCGGGAAAAGAATGTTTCAAGGTTCTTCGTCTTTTCAAAGATGTTCAAGCAATCTTGAACAATCCGCACATGGTTTTTGGCTTCTGCTACGGTATAGGCCCCCGGCATGGATTTAATAGCCCGTTCCGGGTTCAGATTGGAATGAACCTGAACGGTGGGTTCTGTTTTGGGTGGGGCTTTCTGTTTTGGCTTTCTTTTTCGCAGAAGCAGGAACAAGAAGAACCCCATAATGACATCCATCATAATGAATACGGGGCGGAGTTCTGGCGCTTCCGTAAAAAACATGATTGTGTAGACGATAAACCCGAAACTGAAAAAGAAGATCCCAAAGCCTTTCAAAAACTTCTTCACCCAACCACCTTCTATCTAATATCACTTTGGAAGGCTACGGCTTTTCCAAGAATCCTGATATGGTTCAGTTCTTCACCTGTGTAACGCATGGTTTTATACTTTGGATTTTCAGCGAACAACAACAGTTCGTTTTCTTCAGGATTATATTGAACACGCTTCAAGGTGGCTTCATCACCAATCAGGACAGCGGCAATTTCACCATCATCCACCATTTCCTGTTTTCTGATGAACACAATATCCCCGTCATAGATTCTGGCCCCGATCATGGAATCACCCTTGGCCTTCAAGCAGAAATCAGCATGAATGTTTGCACCAGCTTCCACATACAGTTCCTTTTCTTCGTTGGCAAAGATGGGGGTTCCACAAGCAATGTTCCCAAGTAATGGGAACTTTCGCTTCTCAATTCTAAATAGGTTATCCAATTCAACTTCTTCTTTCCAGCCCATTAAATAGGCCGGTGTAGTGTGAAGAACTTTTGCCAAGTCTGCTATTTTATCACGGCGCATATTGGCAATGATACCGTTTTCCCATTTCCGAACGGTGCTTTTACCAACGCCAACGGCGTTGCCCACCTGTTCAAGAGTAAGATTATTTTCTTCACGCAAAGCCTTGATTTTTTGGCCCATAGTCAAATCAGCCACATCAACACCCCTTTCACGGTTAGTAACAACAGTATAACCGCAATGTGTCTTTTTTGCAACCCCTAAAGCGAAAAAACAAAAAAAGTTTCTTTTAATCCACAAATGGGGTTGACAAGCGCCAAGGGGTGTGATACTATGATGGTGTCCTAAAAGACACGGCAAAAGCGAATAAGACACCGAAAGGGGTATATGAGATATGAAGTATTTTTACAATCTGCTGGATGGTTTTAAGGAACCGGATCGCTTTTATGATGAACAGACCATTCGCCGCTTTCGTGTTTACCCGGCAACCCCGGAAATTGAAAAGGAAGCCTATGAAAACCCCCATTCCGATCTGTGGCCGGTGCATGACATTCACAATAGCAGTACCGAACCGGTTGATTGTAAAGATATTGATGAAGCGTATCGGTACATTCTGGAATCAGAAAACACTTCCGTTTATGAATATGTTCATGATCTTTAAGCCGAAACGGGCCTGATGGCCCGTCCACCGGAACCGCCCCACCGGTGCTGATGATGGCAGGGCAACAGCGACAATATGAGCGCCCCCGGTTTATGGGTTCGGGTATTGGGTATCAATCCCCATGTAAAAGACATGACCGCCCGGAAATTGCTTGTTGGGGCTTTGGCTGTTCTATTTTTGAAGAAAGGATGTGAGCGAATGAACAAGGCCCGGTTGGAATATGAAATGTCCGTTCGGGGTGTCACCCGTGCCAAGCTGTGTGAAGTCCTTGGGATTTCCCGATCCGCCTTTTACCGAAAGTGTAATGGGGGTTCGGAGTTCACCCAAGGCGAGATTCAGAAGATCGTGGATTTTCTGAACCTTGAAACCCCGGTGGGAATTTTTTTTGATGCGAAAGTGTCCTAAAGGACACCGCAAGGAGTAAGAACCATGAATGAAGTCAGTTTGAAACCGGTCATTGATGAACTTGAAACCTTGTTTTCAAAGTTCAACAAAGCCTTCTTTGAAGGGAAGCTGGAAAAGCCCGTGATCACCGTTTCCCCGGATCATACCCGTGGGGCCTATGGGTGGTGTACCGCTTGGAAGGCGTGGCAAGACGGCACCAAGGAAGGCGGTTATTACGAAATCAACCTGTGTGCCGAATACCTGAACCGCCCCTTTGAAGAAACCTGTGGAACCTTGCTTCATGAAATGGTTCACCTTCAGAACCTTCAGGACAATGTTCAGGACACTTCCCGTTCTGGTTCTTACCACAACCGGAAGTTCAAAGAAACCGCTGAAGCCCACGGCCTGACCGTGGAGAAAGGCGAAAAGTACGGATGGCACAAAACCACCCTGAACCCGCAAGCTGAAGCCTTCGTGAAATCCCTTGGCAAATCCGGGTTCTGTCTGGTTCGGCCCCGTACCAATCCGCTGAAGGGTTCCCGGAAGGGGGGGGGGATCAAGTTCCCGCAAGTATGTTTGCCCCTGTTGCGGAACCATCATCCGGGCCACCAAGGAAGTTCATGTTCTCTGTGGGGAATGTGAAGTGGCCTTTGAAGAACAGGAGTGATAACCAATGAAGTTGATTGACACCAAGGATTGGAAGGCCGTTCACTTCAAGGATCGAACCATTTTGAGAAGTGACCGCAATCTTTACCCGGAAGCCGATTGGTGGGCTTTGGTTTCCACCGTGGATGTGGAACCGATGAAGGAACCCGGTCATTTCAAGGTGGTAAGCCAATGATGATCACCCGCCAAGTTCGCTGTAAGAAGTGTGGAGAAATGTTTCCCCTGACCTATCCCGAAAAGCTGTCCGACATTGGCCGGGATGTTATTTCTTACTGTCCGCCGTGTTTACACACGGAAATCTTGAAAAATGAAAGGAGTACGCACAATGACCACCTTTGCAGAGCGTTTGAAGAACGCTATGGAACAGGCCAACATGAGCCAATCCGCCCTGTCTGAACAGGCCGGGGCTTCCAAGGCCGCTATCAGCCAATACCTTTCCGGGAAGAACACCCCCGGCCCTGACCGTATCAAGGCCCTTGCCGATGCAACCGGCGTTTCCTTTGATTACCTGATGGGTTATGGAGCCGCCCCGGTTGCGGAACCGCACATCAAGAAGATCAGCGTGAAGGAAGCCGCTCGGTGCATGGGTAAATCTGATCAGTTCGTCAGAATCGGCCTTCAGCGTGGCCTACTTCCCTTCGGGAACGCTGTTCCCGGAACTGGCGCTTGCTGGAATTACTACATCAACCCCACCAAGTTCCGTGATTATGTGGGCGCTGATCAGTTCAATTCCTTCTTCGGCCTTACGGCCTGAAAGGGGAACAACGATGGACAACACCCGTGATGAACTGTTGGATTTGATCAGGAACGCCACCAACATTGATATGATTTGCTTCTTCGCCATTATCTATGTGGTTGCGCCTGATTCCCCCCCCCTACACGCCTAACGCCACCCGTGGCGAACTGAAGAAGGCAATTAAGCAGTTGCGGAGCGCCCAGCACAACCCGGATTGCCCCGCTGAAATGTCTGAAGGCTTTGAAACGGCGATTCAGTATATCCGCCGTGAATGGCTTCACCGATGAAAGGATGGTTTATATGCTTCAGATCGGTATGATCGTTAAAATCTTGCCCGATGCGGAATACAGCGGCAAGTTCACCGGCTACATCGGCAAGGTGAAGAATTACTTTTCGCAGAACAAGAAGGTTGGCGTGGAACTTTTTCAGCAGACGAATGACGCAAGTTCCAAGGGCCTGTTTTGGTTCTCTGAATCCAAGGTGGTTGCGGCGGGTACTCTGCCGGATGCCATGATGGAATATATCAAGGCTGATCTTAACGCCACCTTCGGCGTTGCAAATCACACCCGCCGTTCCCGTCAGACCGGCCTTCCGCAGATCAAGAAGGTCATTTACAGCGGCCCCAAGACAATCATTCTGTGGGCCGACAACACCAAAACCATTGTTTCTTGTGGGGAAGCGGATTCCTATGACTACTATTCCGGTTTCTGTGCCGCTGTGGTCAAGAAGCTGTTCGGTTCCACCACCCACGCCAAGAAGGTTTTGGGTGCTTCCATTCAGATCAATGATTAACCTATTCCAGCACCAACAACAGGCCCTTGATGAAACCGAGGGGAAGAACCGGGTGGCCTATTACCTTGATATGGGCCTTGGGAAAACCTTTGTTGGTTCCGAAAAAGCCCTGAAGTTGAACAGCCGTGTAAATCTTCTGGTGTGTCAATGTTCAAAGGTTCAAGACTGGATTGAACACATGACAGAAAATTACGCCATGAATCATTGTTGGATGATTTATGACATGACCAAGAAAAATGAATTTGATTGGTTCATGAAGGCCGCAATGGAAGTTGATAACCCGGATCGGATTTGTGGCGTGATCAACTATGAACTGACCTTCAGGCGGAATGTGCTGAAAACCCTGACCGGCTTCACGCTGATGTTGGATGAAAGTTCCCTGATCCAGAATGAGAACGCCAAACGGTCAAAGTTCATTCTTGGGCTGAAACCGGATAATGTGATCCTTCTGTCAGGCACCCCCACGGGCGGCAAGTATGAAAACCTGTGGAGCCAATGCCAACTGTTGGGGTGGAAGATTTCAAAGGAATTGTTCTGGAAGCAGTACATTCAAACGGAATGGGTGGAAACCGATGGCTTTTGGCGGCAACAGATTACCGGCTATAAGAATGTTGACCGGCTGAAGATGAAGCTGGCCGAACATGGGGCCGTTTTCATGACCACCGAACAGGCCGGGATCAGCCTTCCAAAACGGAACTGGATCAAGGTCAAAACCCGCCCTTCACCCCTTTATTGGAAGTTCTGGAATGATCGCTATGTTGCGATTGACAGCGCCAACCTTGGTGAATTTGAACTGGATGCTGATTTCTACGGTTCCAATGCCCATTGTGAACGGGAACTAATTGGCGATACCAGTTTGACCCGCCGCCTTTATGCCCGTCAGCTTTGCGGCCTATACAACCCGGCCCGTTATGAAGCCTTCCGGGATTTGGTGAACAGTACGGAAGATCGCTTGATTGTGTTCTATAACTTCACAGAAGAAATGGAACGCCTGAAAGGGATTGCCAAGGGCCTGAACCGGCCTGTGTCTGTTCTTTCCGGTGAAGAAAAGAACTTGGATGCTTACCGATACCAGCACAACAGCATTACCTTCATTCAGTATCAGGCCGGTGCAATGGGCGGCAACTTCCAGCTTGCCAACAAAATCATTTACTTCAGCCTTCCCCAAGGTTCGGAACTGTGGGAGCAATCCCAAAAGCGTATTCACCGCCTTGGGCAAGAACGGCCCTGTTTCTATTACCTGATGATCTGTCCGGGAACGGTTGAAGAAGATATTCTTTCCACTTTGGAAATGAGAAAGGACTATACCGATGAACTATTCAGAAAGTATGAGCAAGCGGCAACAGCGCCGCAAAGCCCTTAACCAGCGGTTCAGGCGGATGTTCCTTGTGGCCCTTCTGATGGGCCTTGCAATGGGGTTTGTATTTGGGCGCTGTTCTGCTGTCAACAGCAAGGCCCCGGATGCCCCCATTGAACCGGATCAGCTTACCGCCGTGATCCCGGATGTGACCTTGGAGCCGGTGGAAACCCCGCTGGTGGAAGAACCCGCCGAACCTGAACCGGTGCTGTTGGGCAGTTTCAGAATTACCGCCTATTGTTCCTGTGAAAAGTGTTGCGGCGAATGGGCCAAGAACCGGCCCAACGGCATTGTGTATGGTGCCGCTGGTGTGGAACTGAAGGCCGGCGTTTCCTGTGCTTCCCCGCTTCCCTTGGGAACCGTGGTGGAAGTGGAAGGCTTGGGTGAATACATCGTTCAGGATCGCCCCGCCCAATGGGTGATTGACAAATACGGTGAAAACCAGATTGACATTTATTTTGACAACCATGAAGCCGCTTCCGCCTTCGGCCTGAAGCAGTTGAATGTTTATCTGAAAGGAGAACCAGAAAAATGATCAAATGTAACAACGAATGTCCTATGAAGAAGTTCAATGGGTGTTGTCATTTCTGCCCGGATCGTGGTTTCTGTGAATACTCTTGTTCCGAGGATCACAACACCTGTGGAGAAGCCACCTTCGATGAAGAAACGGCCCTTCAGGAGTTCAAGAACACCCAGCTTGCCACCTTGAACGCCATTGCTTCCCTGACCGCCCACAAGAAGGCCATTGAGGATCAGGAAAAGGAAATGAAGGCCAAGCTGTATGAAGCAATGGTGAAGTTTGGCGTGGATAAGTTTGAATCCGATGTTCTGAACCTTACCCTTGTGAAGCCCACCAATGCCACCAGCATTGATTCCGCCAAGCTGAAAAAGAAATACCCGGACATTGCTTCCGAGTGTTCCAAGACCACCGCCAAGGCCGGTTATGTGAAGATCACCCTGAAAGGGGATAAGTCATGAGTTGCCGGGGCTTTGAGCCTGTTTGCACAAACAATGAACTTCGGGAGTATTTCAGCGCCAAGGGCCTGACCTATGACAGCATTGATGAAGGTGATATTTTGATCCTTTGTATGATGCTTCAGAAGGAATTAAAGAAATCTAATAAGGCTGGTGAAACTTCCGTCACCATGACTTTGAGCAAACGGGTTGACATGAAGAAGGCCACCAACGGCCACATTACCGAGTGTTACATCTACATGAACGCCCATTATTTCACCCGGCGAGAATGTATCAGCTTCAACCGGGATGGGTGGATTGGCTTTGCAGGATGGGCCGATGATGGCAACACTAACCCGTTGCGCCGTGCCTTCCTTGCATGGTGTGACTATTTGGCGGAAGGTGGTGGAGCCGATGGCAAGGGATGAAGTATGGGATGCCCTGAAGAATCATGCCAAACAGGTTCATTCAGAACGGGTTGCAAAGAACCCCGACCGGATCGCCTATGCTATTCAACAGTTTGAAGCCCACGGCATTGAATACCAACTGAAAAATGAGCAAACAGGCCACTTCCATTGTTGGCGGAAGTCTGATGATAAACTGTTCCAATTTTACGCTGGAACAGGAAAAATTCAGGGTTTCACCCAAGTCAGAGGTATTCACAGCCTGATTCAAATGTTGGAGGGGTGAGCCGTGGCCGGTGAAAAAAACTTTGAAAACCGCTTGAAGAAGTGGCTGGAATCTGAAGGGATATATCCCTTGGGTGAACCTGTTGACCGCATGAGCGCCCCGCCTTGTGGCTTCTATGAAAAGCGTTGGGGTGGAAGCCGGTATGTGAAAAGCGGCCTTCCCGATATGCGGATCACCGTGAAGGGCATTGCCCTTGAAGTAGAGCTGAAGGCCACCAATGGAACCCCATCTGTGCTTCAGAAGCGGAATATTCGCCAAATCAATAATAGCGGCGGAATAGCAATGGTGCTATACCCACAAGGGTTTGACACATTCAAAGACATAATAAAGGGGGTGAAATCGTGTCCACAAGATTTTCCCATAGCCGGGTTGAAGTGTTTGATCGTTGCCCATTCAAATATCGGTTGCGATATGTTGATGGATTAGACACGATCCCGAACACGGACGCAGACAACGCCCTGATCCTTGGCACCGCCCTTCACACCGGCATTGAAGAAGGGGTTGAACAGGCCCTTGACTTCTACAAGAACAGCTTCCCGGTTCTGACGGATGATCACATTCATGAAATGATGAAGCTGGAAGCCATGATTCCCAAGGCAAAGGCCATGTTGCCACCGGGCGGAACCTTTGAATTGCCCATTGGGAACGGTGATTTCATCGGCTTCATGGATTATCTGGTTCCCGTGGATGAAGATTTATCGGGCAAAACGGAAATCTGTGATGGTTGCCCTAAAGGTGACTGTGATTCAGCTTATACCGGTTCTTGCCCCTGTGGTAAGTTCACCACCCGTTCCAAAGACACCTTTGATCTATACGATTTCAAGTATTCCAACAACGCCAAGAACTACGCCGTTTCCGGTCAGCTTCACGAATACAAGTATTGGTATGAACTGACCCATCCGGGCCACCGGATCAGGAATATGTATTTCCTGATTGTTCCCAAGGCAAAGATCAGGCAGAAAAGCACCGAAACCCTTTCCCAATTCCGTGACCGCTTGCAAGCGGCCTTGAAAGATGCTGAACCAACGCTGATGCCGGTTCAGTACAACCCCATGAAGATTGTGGACTTCCTGACCGATGTGAAGCACATGGTTGAAGCCACAGACTTTCCCAAGAACCCAAACCATTTTTGCGGATGGTGTGAGTATGAAGAATATTGTCAGAAAGGATGGGATTATATGTTACTTCCCAAGAATGAACGCCGTGACCTGAACGCCACCAAGAAGAAGGTTGTGTGGCTTTACGGCGCACCCTTCAGCGGCAAAACCTTCTTTGCCAATCAGTTCCCCGATCCCCTGATGTTGAATACGGATGGCAACATCAAGTTTGTGGATGCCCCCTATATCGCCATTCGTGACACCGTTACGGTGGAAGGCCGTATCACCAAGCGCAAGTTGGCCTATGAAGTGTTCATGGATGCCGTGGCCGAACTGGAAAAGAAACAGAACGATTTCCGAACCATCGTGGTTGACCTTCTGGAAGATGTTTATGAATCGTGCCGGGTTTACATCTGTGACCGTCAGGGCTGGAAGCATGAATCTGATGATTCCTTCCGTGCGTGGGATATGGTCAGAAGCGAGTTCCTGAACACCCTGAAGCGGCTTGTGAATCTGGACTATGAAAACATCATCCTGATCAGCCATGAGGACAGAAGCCGTGACCTGACCCGCAAGGGCGGCGATAAGATCAGTTCTATCAAGCCGAACCTTCAGGATAAGGTGGCAAACAAGGTGGCCGGTATGGTTGATCTGGTGGCCCGTATCGTGGCGGACGATGATGAACGAGTGCTGTCTTTCAAGACTTCTGAAGTGATCTTCGGCGGTGGCCGTTTGACTGTCCGTGATAAGGAAATCCCGCTGACCTATGACGCTTTCTGTGAAGTCTACGAGGAAGCCAACCAGAAGGCCGCAGGAGCCGTGAAGCGTGGCGGCAATACCCCGGCTACCCCCGCACCTGAAACCACCGACACGCCCACCACAGCGCCCAGCAGAAGGGGCAGAAAGGCCAAGACTGAAACCCCGCCCCCGGCTGACAACTATGATCCGGTTGAAGATGCGGCAAAGGCGGCTTGTGGTGATCCTGATACCGTTGCTGAACCGGCCACCGGTGACACCCCGCCTTGGAACGATCTTCCCAAATGCCCGGACGGTGATCGCATTTTCAAACAGCATGACCAGAACCCGGAAATCCCCCTTTGCCCGTCCATTGACGCTGGCCACCGTTGCCACAAGGAAGGTGGCCCCGATGGTTGCCCCCTGTGGGATCGCCCCAAGGCCCCGGCAGAAGAAGGCGCACCCAAGACGGATGCCAACCCGCCCCGCCGTACCCGGAAGAAGCGTGAAGAATAATGGCTGATGTGCTGATGATTGCCGGGAAGCCTGAAACCATCTTCAAGGCCCGTGATTTTGAATATCTGGTTGAAAAATACATGGGCTATGAAGCGGCCAAGTATTTCCGGGAATACGCTGAAAAAGCTGATGAAGAAGTCAAATCGGCCAAGGCCGGTGAGAACACAGACCTTGCTTCCTATGAAGCTGACCTTGAAAGCAATCACAGAGCCTTTCAGGACATTCAGGATGAATTGATCTGCATTTCCAACATTCTTCGATGGAAACGGATGAACCGGGAGTTGCTTTCAGACCATGTGAAGCGCATTAAAACCATCATTTCCAACCAAATATAAGGAGGACACAACATGAAAAACGATGCTTTGAACAGGTTCAAAGAAGAAATGAACCGCCGTGGCCTGATTCGCAAGATTCAGGTGTGTGCAAACCTGATCCCCCCCCCGCCTGATGCTGACCCGGAATCCCTGATCCAGCTTCACCGGAACGCCGCAAAGGTGGCGATTGCCAACTATGCCGCCAACCACGATGATTTCTATGAAGTGATGTTTGATGCGGCGTTGAATCATCTGTTGGATGGGGTTCTGACCGATGATCTGTTTGCCCCTGATAAGGAATTTGCCCCTACGAAAGAAGAAGTTGACACTATGAACCGGGCCAAGGGAACCGCTGAACTTGTGAACGGCCTGTTTCATGGGTTGGCTGATATTCTCAAAACCATTTGAACATAACAACATTTTTGGAGGTAAAAAACTATGGCTATTGATTTTGACAAGATTGATCGTTCTGTTGATCTGAAGGGCCTTCAGGCTGATGTGGAGGATGCCAAGAAGAACGGCGGCGGTGATTTCCCCACCATTCCCGCTGGCAAGTATGAAGTGAAGCTGGAAAGCATGGAGATCAAAGGCACCAAGGCCGATCCCAATCGCCCCATGCTGGCCGTGTCCTTCAAAATCCTGTCCGGTGAGTTCAAGAACCAGCGCCTTTTCATGAACCGTGTCCTTTACGGCACCAAGAATGACAAGAACATGATCGCTTCCGCTATGGGCTTCCTTGAAAAGCTGGATTCCGGTGTTCCTGTCAGCTTCACCAGCTACAAGCAGTTTTCCCAGCTTGTTCTTGATGTGGCGGAAGCCATTGATGGAAACTTGGAATATGCGGTGGACTACGATGATTCCCGCTTCAATTCCATCACCGTTGAAGAAGTTTTCGAGGTTGAAAACTGAACCAAATTTTTTTACAATGGAAGTGTCCTTTAGGACACGAACCGTTTTTGAAAGTTCACTTTCAAGCCGGGGCGAAAGCCCCGGAGTGGCCCCAAGTGAAAGCCTTCCCGTGGCGGGGCTGATAAGGCGGAAACGCTGACCGATTTCACAAAAGCTGAAAGGATGTGAGTTGATGATCTTCTATGATTTTGAGGTTTTCCGGTATGACTGGCTGGTTGTCCTGATCGACCTGAACGCCCGAAAAGAAACCGTGATTATCAACGATCCCGACAAGCTGAAACGCTTCTATGAGGAACACAAAGGTGTGATTTGGGCCGGTTACAATTCCCGGAACTATGATCAGTACATCCTGAAGGCCATTCTGTGTGGGTTTGATCCAAAGCCTGTGAATGATTGGATCATTGCAGAGGATAAACCCGGTTACAGATATTCAAGCCTGTTCAGGGAATACCCGCTGATCAATTATGATGTGATGCCGAACCCGCCAATCAGCCTGAAGGCGCTGGAAGCGTTCATGGGCCATTCCATTAAAGAAACTTCTGTTCCCTTCGACATTGACCGGCCTTTGACTGAAGCAGAGTTGGCCGAAACGGTCAAATATTGCCGCCATGATGTGGAACAGACGGTGGAAGTGTGGTTAAGGCGGAAAGAAGATGAATTTGATGCCCAAATGTCACTTGTGAAGGCGTTCCACCTTCCCATTTCTGACATTGGACGCACCAAAGCACAGCTTTCCGCCAAAATCCTTGGAGCCGTTCAAAGGGAACACAATGATGAATTTGAAATTGAGTTCCCGCCCAGCTTGCGGATCGAAAAATACACGGAAGTTTTGAATTGGTACAAGAACCCCTTGAACCGTGATTATTCCAAAACCCTTGAACTGGAAGTGGCCGGGGTTCCCCATGTGTTCGCTTGGGGTGGCCTTCATGGGGCCATTCCCAAATATCACGGGGAAGGATGGTTTGTCAATGTGGATGTTGCTTCCTATTACCCGTCTTTGATGCTGGTTTATAAGTGGCTTTCCCGCAATGTTCACGATCCTTCCAAGTATGCGGAAATCTACCACACCCGCCTAAAGCTGAAGGCGGAAAAGAATCCCATGCAACAGCCTTACAAAATTGTTCTGAACAGCACCTATGGCGCTATGAAGGATAAGCACAATGCCATGTATGATCCCCGGCAAGCCAACAATGTTTGTGTGGGCGGTCAGCTTCTTCTTCTGGATTTGATTGAACGGCTGGAAGATCATTGTGAAATCATCCAGAGCAACACGGATGGTATTTTGGTCAAACTTCGCCGGTATGAAGATTTTGAAATGCTGGATGATCTGTGTTGGGAGTGGGAGCAAAGAACCGGGATGCGCCTTGAATTTGATGAATTTCAAAAGGTGTATCAGAAGGATGTGAACAATTACATCATTGTTCCTTCCGGGCCGCTTCGTGACGAAAAAGGGAAACCCCGCTGGAAGTGCAAGGGTGCCTATGTCAAAAAACTGTCCGATCTGGATTATGACCTTCCCATTGTCAACCGGGCCATTGTGAACTATTTCCTTCAGGGGATCAGCCCGGAAACAACCATCATGGAATGTTCCGATCTTCGGGATTTTCAGAAGGTGGTGAAGGTGTCCAGCAAGTACAAATACGCCCTTTATTCCCCGATGATTACGGAAGCCAAGATCAGGGATGAAAAAGGCCGTTCCAAGAAAATCACCCGCTTCAGCGGTGGTGAGGTTCAGACGGATAAAACCTTCCGGGTGTTTGCTTCCAAGGATCAGAGCAAGGGCGGAATCTTCAAGGTTTCCGGGAAAATCGTCAAGGGCCGGGAAAAGAATCCTGAAAAGTTCGGCAACACCCCGGATCATTGTTTCTTCATCAATGATGATGTGACCAACCTTCCCATCCCGGATGAACTGGACAAGCAATATTACATTGATGTTGCTTGGGATCGCCTGAAAGATTTTGGGGTGGAACGATGAACAATAAAACCTTTCGGGGGGGGGGAGCGTTGAAGCATGGAACTGTTTAGGGGCTATGTGCCTACCAGAAATAAACAATGCCTTGAAAAGTTCAAAGGCGTTGAAAAACTGAAAACCCGTTCTGAAGTCCAAGACCTTGATGAATACGCCGGTATTCTTGGGGAAGAAACCATCCTGATTGATGTGGACGATGCGGAAACATCTGAACTTCTGTTCAGAATGGTTCAGGATTTAGAACTGAAGTGCAGAGTGTACGCCACCACACGGGGAAAACACTTCTTGTTCAAGAACTGTGGTGTTAAAAAAAGCTGGACGAAATGCACCTTGGCCGTGGGTATCACCACGGATGGAAAGGTTGGAGCCAATAACAGCTATGAAATCTTGAAGTCCGGTGGCGTGGAACGGCCCATTCTGTATGACTTCCCGGAAGGGGAGATTCAGGAACTTCCCAAGTGGCTGACCCCGGTGAAAAGCAACTATGATTTCCCGAACCTTGGTGAAGGTGATGGGCGGAACCAAACCCTGTTCAACTACATTCTGACCCTTCAGAGTGACGATTTTACCAAGGAAGAAGCCCGTGAATGTATCAGGCTGATTAACCGTTATGTGCTGAAGAAGCCCCTTTCCGACAAGGAACTTGATGTGATCCTTCGGGATGATGCTTTCAAGAAAACATCCTTCTTCCGGGATAAAACATTTCTGTTTGATAAGTTTGCGGTTTACCTGAAGAATAACAACCATATTGTGAAAATCAATAACCAGCTTCACATTTACCGGGATGGCATTTATGTTCCGGGCGCTATGGAAATTGAAGCGCAAATGATCAAGCATATCCCAAACCTAAAACGGGCGCACCGGTCAGAGGTTTTAGCTTATCTGGAAGTAATGTTTCAGACCGAGGGAGAAACCAGAGCCACCAACCCTAATATCATTGCCTTCAGCAATGGCCTTTACAATATCCGGGATGGTTCTTTCATGGACTTTACCCCGGAAATTGTGATTACCAATAAAATTCCGTGGCCCTACAACCCCGCTGCCCACAATGACCTTTTGGACTATACATTAAACCGGTTGGCTTGTAATGATCCTGAAGTCCGGGCCTTGCTGGAAGAAATGGTGGGCTATTGTCTGTACCGGCGCAATGAACTTGGCAAAGCCTTCATTCTGATTGGCGATAAGAGCAACGGCAAATCCACCTTCCTTCATGTGGTCAAAAATATGTTGGGGGATAAGAATATTGCTTCCCTTGACCTGAAAGAACTTGGGGACAGGTTCAAAACCGCTGAACTGTTCGGAAAGCTGGCGAACATTGGTGATGATATTGGGGATGAATTTATTGCCAATGCTTCCGTGTTCAAGAAGCTGGTCACGGGTGATCGGGTGAATGTGGAGCGCAAAGGCCAAGATCCTTTTGAGTTCAACAATTATTCCAAGTTCCTGTTCAGCGCCAACAATATCCCCCGCATG